AGCGATGAAGTTGATTTCGGAGTTGCTACTTATACGTTCAGCGATGCTGTAGAATTAACCGAGAAACGGCCATGTGCAGACGGTGCGCCTTTGGCCTGCGATGTTAATGGTATCGAATTGGAGGTAAACGTAGGCACACGCAAGCCTGTACTAAACACATCAACAGGCAAGACAATAAACATACCTAAACCAATATAAGATGGCAAGTATTAACGTCAACAATTTACCAGCTAAGGCAGCCGCTGCAATCACAACGGCCGACCAAGTGATGACTTTCACGGCAAGCGGTGACACCACACAAACGCCATTTAGTGAAGCGGTTGCAGCGGCCAATGCTTTGAACGCAAACGCGGCATTAACTATTGCAAGCGTTACCATTCCAACAGCCGAAGTATTGACGTTATTTACTACTCCAGTACCCTTTGGAATTACAGTTCCTGTTGGTTATTTCATTCAGCCTTTAGGAATGTCGTTTCGGGCTCAAAATGGAACAACGGCATACGACACAAATACAAAACTTGCTGCAAGGTATATAGGTTCAGATAAGCACTTTTCAGCAGCTTCAGGGAACTGGACAAGGGTATTGCAATCAACTATAAATCGCGGTGGCCTATTAGGTATTGATGGCACGTTTAGTGGAACAACAACCGACACGCAAATTCTTGATGCTACTGACATTGAAATTTATGTTGAAACTGGCAACCCATTAAACGGGGATAGCGATATTACTATTACAATGGTCTACATACTAATCCCAACGCCTTAGAATGCCCACCGCAGCCGAACTACTCCGCGACAAGGTAAACGGCCTAACGGATATTCCTGACAGTTGGGTTAATCGAGTGACTGGTATACAGCCAAAGATAGCTGCAAGGTTAACGCGGTTAATGGCTAAACTTACCACGACAAACGGAGTAGTTGACCAAACAGGCGCAAACCTTAGAACGATCACGGCTATATTAGAGGACTTACGAGCGTACATGACGCAAGGGGAATATGCCACGGTGATAGGTGAGTTGAATAAAGACTTTATTCAGCAGCAAGCCACGTCCACAGCTTACATGACAACCTTAGGCGGGCAAGGAATAGAAACCACATTCGCAGCCCAAACATACGCGGCAAGACGGGCACAACTTGTAGGGCAATTAGTGAACGGTATTGATGAAGCCGTGTTAAATCCCGTATTTGAAACGCTACTAACAGGCATCGAAACCAAAGCCAGCTACTCCGATTTATTGGTGAGCGTTACGGATAGCATAGTTGGCACGCCTAACTATGACGGGAGGTTGCTTGCTTATTCGCGGCAACTTGTAACCGATACCATTGGCACAACTGATAGGGCGTTTACCGAGATTATCGCAGCAGATTTAGGCTTAGAGTGGTATCGTTACACGGGCGGTTTAATGGACACGACCAGATGCTTTTGTGAAAAACGCAACGGCAAATGGTATCACAAAAAAGAGATTGAAAGTTGGGGCAACAAAGAGAATTTAGGCGAATGCAACACGGGCAAAGGATGGGCGGGAATGAATCGTGCTACGGATTCAAGTACAATCTTTGCCTATGCTGGTGGGTATAATTGCCAGCATTCTATATTGCCAGTTTCCGAAGCGGCCGTACCTATTGAAACTTTGAAGGAGGCAATAGCTAAAGGATTCTATTCGCCAAGTGCAAATACCCGTAAATTATTGGGAATATAGTTTAATTTTGCCGAATGCTTATCAAAACGGGTCACATTATCGAGTTCAATATCGGTGAGTTTGTGTATCTGAAAGTTGATAAAGACCAATCCAAACGCATGATTGTTTCCATTGCATTAAGACCATGCAACGCGGTTCAATACGAGATTTACGACGGGCATAGTGAAAGTTGGCATTTCGGTATTGAGTTATGCGCAGAACGGGATATACTTTTAGCCACATCGAATTGATTGCACTAACGTCTATTTCACCACGCCACGCGATTGGTGACGCACAAATAAAAGCTGTTGAAAGTTGGAAAGCGCAAGGTTGCCGAGTTATATCTTTGAACACTGCCAGCGAAATTTCGCTACTTAAAGACCGCTACGACATTGAGTTTGCGGAGGTAACGATTACAACCAAAGGTCTTTATAAATCACCTTATATTCTGATTGGCTCATTTATAGACCACGCAAGGAATAACGGGTTTGAATCAATAATGCTAATCAATAGCGACATTATTTTGAGGGGTGCGGTATCGGAGTATTTCAGCAAGTGCAAGGAGGGATTGGTATTCTGCAACCGAACGGATTTTAACCGCGATTTTCAAGACCAAAAGCTATACCCTAATGGCTTTGACGTTTTCTTTATTCACTCCGACTATTACGATTTGATACCTCACACGCTATTTGCGATGGGGCAAACGTGGTGGGATTATTGGCTACCGTATCGGTTCATTATGAGCCGCGTGCAGTTGTTCTTAGTCAAAGAGCCTATCTTCATGCACGAACGCCATTCCGTGCAGTACGATGGGGCAGAATGGATAAGAATGACAAGGCACTTCCAATGGGTGGAGAATTACTTAGATAGGGCAAGACCGCAAGACGTAAACAACACGGTTTTCAGAATGATACAAGCAAAATGCAAATGACAATTGACATAGTCTGTCGCACATATCCAAAAGATTACGAATGGCTGCACTTAGCCCTTGCATCTATTCAAAAGCACGTAACGGGCTACCGTAATATCGTTATTTGCACCCCAACCCCAAGAGGATTAGAACACCTAACCGCTGAAAGAGTGGTTCAAGTGACAGACTTACCCGATGGATATATCGGCCAGCAGCTAACCAAGTTGGAAGCGTGGAGGTATACCGATGCCGATGCCGTTGTCTTTTGGGATAGCGATGTAATTGCAATCGAACCTTTGGATGTTAATGAGTACTTTGAGAATGGCAAACCGATAATTTGGAAAACACGTTACTCCGAAATAGATTGTCCTTGGCAACCGATAACCGAGCAAGCGATGAAATACATGGTCGAATGGGAGTATATGCGTAGGATGCCTTTAGTTTACCACACAAAGACGCTTAAAAACGTGTGTATGTATTTAGAGGAAGTTCACAAATTACCACTGTTTACTTACCTAAGCCGTGTGCCTTATCGCAGCTTTTCGGAGTTTAATGTGATGGGTGCATTTGCCGAAGTACATGAGCCCAAAGGTTACGTTTTCAAAGATACCAACGGGGCGGATATGCCAAAGATAAAAGCCATGCAGTTCTGGAGTTGGGGCGGAATTACTAACGATGTTTTAGCGCAAATCAAATGATAATACACGAATTTACAAACGGCAAAAAGGTCGCTTTAATCGAGGACGATACTCACATAAGCAAGTGGGTAATTGAGAACCAACGCTTAGACCACGACCGAAGTACGTTGCCGCTATTAGATGAATTTATCCATCGCGGGTTCACTGTAGTTGATATTGGGGCTTATATCGGTGATCATACCATTGCATATTCTAATCGGGTCGGGTCGCGCGGTTCTGTCTACGCATTTGAGCCAAACCCGAAAGCCTTTGAATGTTTGGAGTATAATTTGAAGGGCAAGGATAACACTGTATGCTTTAAGCGTGGAGTAAGCGATAAGAAGCACACCATCGGGTTAGCTTACGACATTAACGCTGGGGCTACTCACGCCATCGCGGAGGGTAACATTCAATGCGTTTCTTTGGATTCGATTAACCTACCCGAATGCGATTTCATAAAAATGGATTGCGAGGGTATGGAGGTCAAAGCGTTACTTGGTTCAGCGTTAACTATTAAGAAATTTGCCCCGACAATGTTAATCGAGGTGAACGAAACCGCACTTGAAAGACAAGGTGAAAGCCGCGCAAGTTTGCTTGCCTTGTTGGATTCGATGGGCTATGAGTACCGCAACCTTTACAAGAATGAAGGTATCCAAGGGTCGCAAGTGGACATAATTTGTACTCCGATATGAAAGCATTTGTAACTGGCGCAACGGGTCAAGATGCAAGCTACCTATGCGAATACCTTCTTGGATTAGGCTACGAAGTACACGGAATGATTCGGGCGAGTTCAAACATCGTGCAAGAGTCCAAACGCCTTAAACTTTGCTACTCAAACCCAAACTTTCACACGCACTACGGGGATATGACAGACCCGCTAAGTTTGGAGCGCATACTTACCCAAGTAATGCCCGATGAAGTATACAACTTAGCCGCGCAATCACACGTTAGGATTTCCTTTGACGTACCACAATTCACCGTTCAAACGGATGCTGTGGGCGTGATTAACTTACTTGAATCGATGCGGAGGGTTTGCCCGAATGCTAAGATGTACCAAGCAAGCAGCAGCGAAATGTTTGGGCTTAGTTGTGATGCCGATAGCTACCAAAGAGAAACAACACCGCTCAATCCTGTTAGTCCTTACGGTTGCTCAAAGGTATTCGCGTACAACGTGGTTAGGCACTATCGTAGGGCTTACGGTATGCACTTGAGTAATGGAATACTATTTAACCACGAAAGCCCGCGCAGAGGTGTTGACTTTGTAACGAATAAGGTTGTGAAAGCCGCTGCTATGATTGCACACGGCAAACAGGATGTTTTGGAGTTGGGCAACTTAGATGCAAGTAGGGATTGGGGTCACGCTAAAGACTACGTGAAAGTGATGCACGCCATGCTGCAACTTAGCGAGCCGACTGATTACGTATGCAGTATGATGGAAACGCACACCGTACGCGAGTTATGTGAGTTGGCGTTTAGTTACTTTGATTTAAATTACCGCGACCATGTAACACTTAACCCGAAATACTTACGTGCGGAGGAACTGCCATACTTGAAAGGCGATTCGACAAAGTTGCGAACCGAATTAGGATGGCAACCGACATACACTTTTGAAAGTATGATTGTCGAAATGTGCGAGCATTGGACTGACGAGATAAACGGCAAAGAAAGCACACGCTAAAAATTAACTAACTTTGTGGCATGGCACGAAATATAAAGATACGTCCTCAAGATAGGCCAATACGGGGGCGGTGTGGCGGCAAGAAGTCAGGCTGCCAATTGACTGACTTTTATATCGTAATGGAAAAAGCAGCATGAACGAGGTCGATGTTAGGCGAATTTTAGATAATGTTCTGGAAGTTGAGAAATTCACTAAGAAAGGTGATATTCCTAAGTATCGGGATGGCTACGTTGCCGCAATAGAGCAGCGCAATTCTATACTTGTCCATGCAGACCCTAACGTGTTTCCCGAAAAGCTATTTAGAAACCGCGCCCCAAATCAAGATTTGGAGCAACAAAAGTATATAAAGGACAATTATACCAATACCACATCGCAAGTATTCCAAGACTATTTAACGGTAATCGGTCGGGCGTTTATAGATTCAAACTGGCAAGTAATACCGAAAGAGGGAAGTGAGGATTTGATGAAATACCTACTTACCGACTTGCCTATTTATGGGTCAGTTGAAACCTTTGTAAAAGGCGTATTACCTTCCATCAAAACAAAGGATGCAAACGGTTTGGTTGCCGTTATGCCGCACGGATTTGAGTATGTAGAAGGCGAGGACGGTGAAAGTAGAGTTGATGACCAAAAGCTATTTGAGCCAACAATTTACTACTATGCCAGCGATAAAGTAATCGACTACAAAAGCGGCCATTATGCCCTTTGTGTTAGTTCTGAAATGTCACGGGTCGAGTACAACGGCAAAGAACATAGAATGGGGCGGGTTATGTATTTATACACCCGCGAAACCATTTGGAGAATTGAGCAAGTGGGCAGACAAACCGAAAACACTTACGCAATCTCTGAATACTTTGCACACGGTGAGGGTATCTTGCCCGTTATTGAATTAAAAGGAGTGCCACAGATTTCGCCCGATGGCAGTATCTATTGGGTAAGTCCTTTTTATTACGCGGTTGGTCTGTTGAACTTAGCACTAACCAATAGAAACTACTTGCAGCTATCCATTGCCAATAGTGCGTTTCCCTTTAGGATAATGAAGGCTTCAAAGTGTGAGTTTCACGATGAGGTAAGTAACTGCCAAAACGGGCATTTGATTTCTATTGAAACGGGCAAAGATATAGGCACGTGCGGGGCGTGCCAAGGCACAGGGGCATATCGTCCAGTTAGCCCGATGGGAACTTTGCTTTGGACTGATTCAGACCGATTCAGCGAAGGGCAAGCGAGCAACTACCCACTTGTCGAATACGTAGAACCGTCTACCAATGCAATGTCTTTCGTGCGTGAACAGGTGGATATTGACACCAAAGAAGCGCGGTCAATTCTGCACCTACAAACGTCCACAAGCGATGTGAAAGGCTCAAAGGATATGACGGCTACAGGGATGGCAATAGACCAGCAGTCTATGTTCTCTTTTGTCAAAGGCGTGAGTGAGCAGATATTCGATGTGTTTGATTTTGCTAACCATCGCATCGCATTCCAACGCTACGAGGATGCCGACCTTGCACCTACTTTGATTTATCCGCAGACGTTTGACTTTAGAACGGAAGCCGACATTTGGGAACAGATTAAGATGGCAAGGGATAGCGAAGCACCCGCATACATTATGCACACTTTGTTCTTCCAGTTAATGAACAATCTACTTAGTTCAGACGTGGATGCACAGGCGGTACTAAGTTCAATCGTTATTGCAGATAAGTTGTTTGCGCTAAGTGATACGGCCATCGCATTGCGTAAGGCAACCAACTCAATAGAGCCGTGGCAAATTACGCTACATGATTCGTCTATTCAAATTGCACAGGAGTTGATACAAGAAGACCCTAAATTCTTGGAGTTAGATAATGCCGAACGCGTGGCAAAACTTGTAGAACGGGCAAAATTAAATACCTTTGTGCCTAATTCGCTATTAACCAATCAAATATTGAATGCCTAAAAACACTTTAATAAAGTGCATAGTTAACGGTAAGGAATTGCGCCTATTCAACTATGAAGCCTTAACTGGTGAGTTCTTTAGTCGGTTGCTAAAGTTGCCAAACATCAAAAGCATCGAAGTAAGCGACCCGAATTTAGAGGAAAAATTAACTAAAGACGAATTTAGCCAACTTGCTAAACGGTTTGAGTACCTTGCGCCTAAAGTAAGAAAACCCGAACCGTTGCCGTTGGAAGAATTTGAAACGCCAACCGAAAAACCAAAACAAACACGTAAACCAAAAGCAGATGCCAATTGAAGTAAAAGACCTTGCCGACTTTTTGGGGGTAACCATAACAGCCGACACAACTATTGATACCGTTAAGGAGGAAATAAACGCGAAGTACGTGCCAACAGAAAGGCATTCAACAGCGTTAGGCGAATTGAACGGCAAAGTTTCCCACGCCATAAAGAAAGGCTTTAAG